CCCGGAACTGCATTACAGGCACAAACGCCTTGACCGTATCGTCCCGGCAAATGTCAAGCCGTCCTTGAGTCTGCGCCCGGTTCAAGTTGGTGCGGTAGACGGTTTCAAGCCGAGCAGCGGTCAAGTCCGTACCCGTGGCAATCACGGATTGTTGCACGAAATCGCCCACGCCCAATTCAAGGAGTCTTTTCCCGGCAACGGATTGAGTCACCTCACCCTTGATGGTCTTTGCCAACAGGTTCCGCGTTGATTCAACCTGCTTTTGAGTCATCCCCGTGACAAAGAATGTGCCTTGAACTACCGCTTGAACTCCGGGAGTGCGCCGCTTCTGCACCTCTTCAGGCAACCCGGTCACAATCTTTATGCCGGGAACGGGCTTCGGTTTCGCGCCCATTGCCGCCGGGAAGATAATCTTGGCAAGATCCGGGCTGCGCTCAACCATCTTCAGGAGCGCGGTTGCCGCCTCGTCTTTTGTCATCTCGTCAGCAGCCTGAAACGCGTAGTCCACAAGCGCGTTCCAACGCTCCCTCGTAATCGGGAGCAATTCCATGTATCGGTCAACGACCTGTCGGGCTGCACCACTTTCAAAGCGAAGCAAGAACTCAGGAATGTCACGGTCAAACTTGACAGGCTGAGGCTTCTTGACGGTCTTAACCTTTGCAGCATATAGGCTTGCGTGTGCGCCCGCCGCCCATGAAATTAAAAGAAGCGCAGCCGTGTTGCTCTTCCATTTCTCCCATGCTTCCGTTGGGTTCTCATTGGTGATCTGAGCCGCCACCGCAGCGCGGTACGCCTTGTCTCCGTCTGCATAGACGGCACGGAACAGATCAGCGATAGAACGCTGTGCCATTAGACCCATGCACGGCGGCTAAAGGCGGTAGGAGCGTTCGCTTCCGGTTGTTCGCCTTCAGGAGCCGCAAGCGACCCCATCATGTCACTTATGGGATTACCGCTTTTCTCTGCCCCAAGGATTGGCTCGTCATTGGCAGGTTGCGATAGTCCAAGGAGATCGCGGACTTCGCGTTCGCTGACGCGACCACCCATCGCTACGAACTTCTCAATGGCTTCCAACCGCTCCTTTGGATCAGGACGCTCAGGGGCAAACACGAACCGAAGCGCAGATGCTTCCTTGTCAGTAGCCCCAAGCATCTTAGCAACCACCCGCACGAAATCGGTGGTCATGCTGTCCGCAAGTGCGTCAGCGTGGTAACGGATAATCCGGGAAAGCGTGTCAGCGTGAAGGTTTGCTACCCCGCTACCCATGCCCGTACCGCCCGATTCGCTTGACAGCGACTGCCCAAGGATGGCTTCTTTAATCTTGCCGGAGAACCAATTCACCAACTCCAAGAAGATCTGCGCCCGTCCGGCGTTTGGCTCCTTGATGTCAATGTCGTAAATCTTGTCCGTGCCTGTCATTGGTAGCAGGACGCTGTTGTCGTTGGTCAAATTGGCAAGGACATTCTCCATCATGCCCCGCCCTGCATCCTGCCCTAACGGGTAGTAGCCAACGCGAATGCCCATCGCGTATCGCTCCGCGTAGGTAATGGCATCTTGCAGAATCTCTTGCTTGGCAAGCCACATAAACCAACAGATGTCACGCGCACCCACACCCCGATAGATTGATTCAGAAGTGTTAGGGTCATTAAAGTCAGGTGCGTTAATAAACACCTTGTGGAGAATGACAGCCTTGCGCTCTACATCAGTAAAGATGTGAACCCGCGAATCAAAGCCGATGTTCTGTTGGGATGGACCATCACCTGAATACAACGCGCCTACGCGCATGGCTAGGTTGCCACGCTGATCGTATGCAAGCGTGTCGGGGTGGAATGGATACCACTCCTTCACCATAATGCCCAAGCGTTCATCCTTGGCGTACACAAAATTACAAGCCGCGTTCCCGTACCAAACCGCTTCGTGCATAGCACGGACGAAATCGCTCCGGCGCGGCATGGCATCAAAGATCTCGCCAATGCGCTTTGCGAACGCCTTGACTCGCTCATCTTCGTCATCCGCTGAAATGATTGCCCATTCAAGCGAGGCAAGCGTAACTTGAAGCGAACGCAACACGCCTTCAATGTCCGCGTCTGCCCGCATCATTTGCTGATACTGCGGGTTTAGCCGATACGCAATGCTGCTGTTCCGCAGCATCTTGTCTGCTGACGCAAAGAACGAACGCTGTAATTCAACGCTCGTTGCCAACGGCTGTTGAATGCCACGATCAACCGGAGCCGGAAGTGGCTTGCGGGGACGCTTGGCAGGAGGCAGACCGTTTTGAAGTAGGTTGTCGTTTTGCATTTTCAGTCTTCAAGCGGTTCAAGGGGCGGTGCAACTGCAAAAGGCGTGACTTCCTCAAGCATTTGGTTGTACGAGGCAACTCGAAACGCTGTTACCAATGGCTTGTCATTAGCCTCGGTGGGGCTGTTTTGAGCGGAAATTGATTCCATTGCAACGAATTGAACCGGGCTGCTGAAAACCGGAACATTTAATTTCTTAAATTGACTAACTCCACCATTCGTAGCCGTTGCGCTCAAGCATTTACCACGCACAATTGAAAAGTCATTTTCAATAAGAACTGTTGAATACTCAACTCTTATTTCAACCACCAAGCCTGTTTGAAATGAAACGGGTTGACCCGCTACGGCGTGGTAAATTCCTTCGGGGTCAGAAACAGAGCCATCTACAACTCCCACAATATATTCAGATGGGCTGTTGGTTCCCTTTACCGTGTACGCGCCGGAAATACAAACGCAACTATATGGGAGTATGGGCTCGCTCGCATATAAACTTACAACTGAGTTTCCTGTTAGCATTTTGTCACCTGTTATCCGGCATTTAGTTGAACGCGATAAGCACTTGATCCAATTTTAATTGCTTGAAACTTTTGCCCGGAAGCGGCAGGTTCAAGTGCTTGATAGAAAGCAAAACGAAAGATTTGAAAGGTTTCAAACGGAGGCATTCGGCTTTCGGCTATTCCATCTGTTGATGATTCAATAAAGTCTCCTGCCGCAATTGTGTTTCCTGCGGTTAGGGTCACAACAATGTTTCGCTGTAGCGTGACTGTTTCACCCGCTAACGCGTGATAAACACCGTCAACTTTAGATACAGAGCCATCAGTTACACCAATTGGAATTACTTGTTCTGCTTGATTTGGAAGATTAACAAACGGGGTAGGGATAACCGTAAAATCGCCGTGCGATGATGACACATACACTATTCGGTTTGGCAAGATCGCCACGCCCGCTTTGAGTGAAATGCTGTTGTCTGAAATAGTCATATTTGGAAACTCCAATTAGGGAACACGGCAATTCGATAAGCCCAAATCAAATCATTTGCATTTCCTGATTGCAAAGCAACAAAGCATCGTTCTTCATTCCAATAAACATTATCGCCACCAACCGGGTTTATATAACCGGGGTCGGGAATGTTTGCCCATTTCCCGTCTTGACCGCGCTTCATGTACAAGGTGCTTCCAACTGTTGTGGCTTCGGAAATAGTTAAGAGCACAGCACTATCAGTTTGAATCTTAATTGGGTTTCCGTTTGTGGCGTGAACGGTTTCATTAAACGATTCAACGGAACCATCGGTAACGCCATAGAAATACTGCGTTTGAGAGGCTCCTGAAATCTGCGTAATGTTGCAACTCGCCGCACGGGTAGGACTCGGTCCTTGTTGAAATGAAAATGCTGTTCCTCGAAACGGAAGCAAATCAGGGGTTGATGTCTGTGGAATAAACTTGACTATCGTGATTGCTTGTTCAGCCTGATTGGCAAAGAATGCGCTCATCGTGCTCTCATCTTTCGTAGTAAGGACGCTGAAATCGTGGTGTTGCCTTTATACATCGCTTTGCTTTCTTCCATCTTGCGCTTCAACTCAGCGGTGCGTTCTTCCCTTGCCTTGCTATCCGCTGCGTGACGGGCTTCCATTGCTTGCCTGTCTTGAGCCAACTTAGCAACACGGGCATCCGCTTCACGCTTCTGCTGCTCCAATTTAGCGGTCAACGCGGCGTGTTCTTGTTCACGCCGCGCAAGGCGTTCGCCCGCAATCTCCGCAGCGCGGCGGCGAACCTCAAAGTCCGCAAGATCGGCTTTTGCTTTTGCCAAGTTGGCTTCAGCCTGTTTGACTTCCGGCGAGTTGTTAACCGCTGATTTTAACGCCCGCTTCTGTTCAGCAGCATCGCGTTGCTTTACATAGGCATCGCGCTCCGCTTGGTTGTCAAGCATCCATTGCTGAGTAAACGAACGCCCCGAAGCGGCTGCTCGTTTGGCAACTGATTCGGCGGTCATGTTCATTACTTGACCTTCGCGCCGGGACGGGCAAAATCAATTTGCATTAATTTTGATTCAGCGGTTACCATCAAAGATTCGGCTTTGGCAAGAGCAGTTAAAACCTCTTTGATTTTAGGATTTCCTTTTGCTTGCTTTTCTAACAGGCGATTCATTTCAGAAATGCCCGCGATAATGGTGTCGAGTTCACCAAGAAAGTATTTCTTTGATCCTGTTGCTTCAAACTTCGCCTTCGCGCCGGGACGGGCAAAACGAAGTTGTTTTAGGTAAGCCCGTGCCATGTCTTTTGCCGTTTTGAATTGATTTTCAGCAAGTTGAAATTGCGCTTTTGCTTTGGCTTCGTCTTCAAACTCCTTTACTTTCATAAAGGATGCAATTGCTCCGTTCATATCACTCTTGGCATTAACAAGTTGTTCGCGAAGATAAGAGAGGCTGTCACGCACATCTTTAATCTGCTTAATTTCTTCAGCAACTGCTTGGTGATAAACCAAATGTCTGTTCTGCCCACTACCGATTGGACGGGTAGGCAATGGCTCTGCCATCTTTACCTTCGCGCCGGGGCGGGAGGACTCTACTTTGAAACCCGCTGCTTCATAATCCTTGCGCGGGAAACGGCTGCGAATTAAATCAACAGCCATATTAGATTTGTCTTGATCTTGAATATTAGCGTTGTGAACTCGACCTAATGTTTCACGCGCCCACATATCAAACAACCTTTGCTTAGGAACTTGCTTAAGTTGTCTGTATTCCTCTTTGATCTGCTCAGGTGTTGCAAACTTTACTGCGTTGCCGGGGCGGGAAGAAGTCACAGCCCTTAAAGCAATTCTTGGGTTGTAATGCTTTTTGTTTTGTTCGGCACGGGCTTGCTTTGCCCTTTCAAAATTCTTGGCATCAACAAACACAATGGCATCTTCAACCCACGCTTGAATTCCATAGGTTGCGTCAAGGTCTGCCGCAATACTTCGTGCCGCTTCACTTGTTGCTCTTCGTGGACCCGGACGGGCTGACTTGGCTTTGGGGACACAGTTGGGGACAGTCCTGCCATCCTTCTTCTTTGTGTTAACCGCTTCGTATCCATCCCAACAAGCGTCTTCAAGATTAAATTCCGTAGGTGGTTTCTTCATTACCTTTTGACCTGCACCGGGACGAGCATTAGTTTGCGCTGATCCAAGGCGGGCGATGATGTCTTTCCGAGTGTTGTTCATGGCTTGATGCTACCCCGAAGCCAATGACATTCAAGAAAAGAACGCCTTGCCCCCCTTGGGCTCCCGTGCGCTAAAGATCCGGTTAACCGTTTCGTGTGGCTCAGTAAGCCGTTGCCTGTCCGATGCACCAAGACTCCCACGAACCGCCTCGCTGCACATATCCACGATTACATCAACGCAGTCATCGTGCGCCCCGGCGGGGAACGACAGAAGTTCGTCCATTACGGGCTGAAACGAGGGGAGCAGTTTCCCGGATACATCGGTTGGAAACTTGAGTTTCCCGCCCTGCACGAATGGTTGACTGCCCGCAGCCCGAATATGCTTGTCTTTGGTTCGCTCCACGGACACCATTGGGAAGTTGGTAATCGTTCCAAATTGGTCAAAGATGCCTCTTTGCGGACCGTTGCCTTCAGCCAACACGACCGACACTCCACGGCGTTCAAGCAGTTGGGAAGCCATCTTGGCAAAGGTTGGGAAGGACTCCCTGACCCGCATAACATCGGTTACATACAAGTTGCGTTGGAAATCAATTTCCCCAACAATGCACACAGAGTAATCGGGGTGGGCGCGATCTTGTTCCTGCTTGCCATAGCCCCAATCAATTGCTGCAATGGTTCGGGTCATAGTTGGCAATTCGGATTGTTGGTAATAGCCAAACCATTCAGGGCGGTAAATAAGCAGGTCGCTTGAAAGCGGGACAAGTTCGTATGCACGGGCATACGCCATCGCCCCCATCTTTCGGTACTGATTGTCCAACTGCTCAGATGTAAACACATCCGACCACGGGCTGACACGCCGCCCGTCCTTGACCGTACAGGGCATCCGCAACATAGTCCCCTGCGCCCCATGTTCCCTTCTGAAGTCGGCTGTAATGTCATCTGTGTGGTAAGGGGTGGCGGTATTCCACACCCGTGGCAAGAACGGACCCTTGGATGCAATGTCACGCATGGGCATCCAATTGGAGTAATAAGCCTCTTTGACCTTTTCGCGCTCTGCCGGGATCAAGACGGCGTTTCGCAAGTCGCTGATATCGTCCGTCCAAAGGATGTCAAAGCGTCCACCCGCTCGACCCATGATTCCAAGGGCTTCCACGGTTGCATCTCGCGTTCCCCGTGCTGACGCACTTAACCTCCATGCGGAGCGGGAGTTATCTCCGGCGCGAATCCTAATGTGCGGGAAGACCGCCCGGTATCTTTCGCTTTCAATAATCTCCCGGATCATGCCGGATGTCTTGGCTGCTTCCGGGTCAGTAGATCCAACGATCTTGATTCTGAGTGTTGGGTAATGCCCTAATAGCCACGCAATGCAGTTAGCACCCGTTGTGGTCTTGCCGTGACCACGGGGCAATTCAGCGTAACAATCCTTAGTATCCAACATTACAGACATCAGCGAGGCGTGAATATTGCCAATTTCCCGCCCCAAGATCAAGGCGTTAAATGCCAAGGGGTTGACCCTTGCTTGTTGGATTGCCTGT